TCCTCTTGAACTGGTGCTGGACGGCTATATGCCACAGTAGGTTTTGCAGCAGGAACATCATCAGCATCGCTGTTAGCATTGCCGTTCATGCCACTTGGCTTGTAATACTGACCCCAACGTGACTCGTCGTAGGTAGCACCATCAACAGATGCTTCAAACATCTCTTTGATGATCTTCATTTCAGTATCACCTGGTTTCTTTGGAAGGAAACTCTTCAAGTCAAACAAACCATAGGCATCAATTGCCGCACGTTCTGTCTGAGTGAGAGGGGTTTCTTTACGGGCCCACTTACTGGTAGCATAATCTGCATACTGTCCCTTGCTCGTTTTAGTGACACTAAAGTCCAGACCACGATCATAGTCTGTCGGTAGTTCCTCAATATCAGGGTCTTTCAATGCAGCAATGATCAAAGGATAAATGCTTGGGCTAATTACAAACCTACGAATTGGATTCTCAGGAGTGCTGTCTTCGGTAAGTGGATTATCACGAACAAAGCCTTGGAAAAGATACGAACGCTTCTTCCAATACTTGCGACCCATTTCTTCAAGGCTCTTGTCCTTGAACCATGTGCGAACCTCGGTTAGAATTGGACATGTTTCATTCCACATTTCCATGCAAGGAACTTGAACAGTAACAGGCTTGCTGTTCATCTGACCCTTAACACCTGCGAAAGGCAAGCGGATCATTGCACGTTCAACCCAGAAAAAGTCATTCTTCGCATCACCATCAGGCAAGAACCTAATACGTGCTGTTGAACTTTCTGGAATATCCCAATGGGGGTAAATTGCGTTATCACGACCGCCGCCGCTGTTATTTCCGCTGTTGCGGGACTCTTGTTGTGCGAGTTTCGCACGGATTTCTGCCAATGAAGCCATAATGTATTTTCCTTTTGTTTGCCATATATACCATATACAATGGAACTCTCTCCACTGCATATATCTATTTATACACCAACGATAAGATAGATGCAATATCTTTCTTCAATTATTTGAAATTATTTTGTCACGTAGTGCTAATCCCTCTGCCAAATCTTCACAGAGTATTAGGTGACTACGTTTAATTTCCAATGACTGATTCGTAATATCGCCGCACACATCCTTAACATAACAGGTGTTTGGCGGAATGTCAATAGTTTTTGGTAAATTTTTCCACCAAACTGGAACGCTGTAAAAGATTGGCGTATCATACCAATCATACCATTCTGCTGACCAACGCAGATGAACTTCAATTATTTTACCGCCGATAGTTTCAAAATTTACATAACCAGTGAACTCTGGTAGTAAATTTTTCCAAATGCGTTGTGCTTCGTTTAAGTCACTATTGAATATTTTCCAATACTGTATGCATTTATGGTCATCGCTATGGGTTGCTATTGCTTTTTTACAATAGATTACTTCACCATTTTTTAATTGAACGTCATATGAACAATGTGTGCCGGTGAATAGTGGCATCCAATAATGACCAGCAATATATTCAATGTCATCAGCACTATGCCATACTTTGCTGCCAAGTGCCATACCTTCCAAGTTCATTATTGGTTTAGAAAATACAGGATATGTTGTAGGAGGGATACCATGAGGAGCGCACTCATATTGGAGCGCCTGAGACAGCAGTAATTTATTATAAACCCATCTTGCCCACGGATATTGAGGATATGCTTCTATATCCGTGAGTAAGGGTTTTTTCATTAGGCTAGCGGATTAATATAAACTGGTGTGCCATCTATTTGCTCACCAGTAAGAATGATTTGATAACGACCATCATCAGTAGAACCAAGCGTAACACTGTGATTGGGGAAGTTAGGAATAACTTGTGAAATTACTGCCCAACTTGCCGAACCGCTATCTGTATAAGTTTGTGTTGATGCCCAATTTTGAAGCCATGCTAAATCATAATTCATTTGCGATTAATACCTGCAATTGCTTGAAGCCAAGTTAGGTCAGCACTTTCTTTCATCTTTTTCTTATCGCTAAGTGCCTTCTTCATTGACTCTTCTTTGTCGCCATCCTTGTCAAAGTCAAGATAATCTGGCTTGCCTTTTGACTTGGCTTCTTCTACTGTTTCATCAGTATATTCTACATCGTTATCTTTCATATAATCACGAGCAGTGTCTAGATAATCAACAGCCTTTGTAATCTTAGCTTGTACCCATTCTGGTAGGTTTTCATCGTCATCTAGGATTGAGCGAAGTTCATCAGCAGCATCTTTAGCGGTTTTTAAATCGCTCTTTGCCATACGACCTTCTTGATCATATTCTGCCTTGTCATCAGCACTTGGCTCATCTGCCTTATGTGGAACAGTGTCAGGAGCATTTTCTTCGTCTTCACTCTTGTCTTCTTCTTGCGCATAGATATAATTTTCCATCAAAGGCAGACCTGCCAATCTACGCATTTCTTCAATATTTTTGTTTTTCATTGGGGTTTCCTTTGTTTCTTTCATATCTCGTTCTGGATAATAGTGACCACCGGCATCATATGCACCATGTGGATTGGTTGAACCGTCAGCATCATAATAATCTTCTTCATCATCATAACGTTTATCGTCGGCGTCTGCCTTTTTGTGTTCTGGTTCGCTTGCATCGCCTTCCTTAACTGGGTAAGTCTTGCCATCTACTTTAAATTCTTTCTTACCAGCAGCCTTTGCCTTTGCAAGATTGCCACTAAACTCATTACCTTCATTTGGTTCTTCATTTACAGCATCTTCTTTTTTCATGTACTTGTCTTTAACACGACCAAGTTCTTCTTGACTTGCGCCATCACGACCTGCTTTTGCAAGTGCTTCCATACCGTCTTTGCCATATTTCTTTTTACCAGTATAATATTGTAAGCCGCTTTCTTCGACTTCTTCTTCACCAATATTCATAATTTCTTCGGCAAATTGATCTGCTTCTGTTCTAATGCTTTCCTTAGCTGAAAAATCACGATTTGCAGTTTTACGAACTTGCTTTTCATATTCAGGATTTTTACGAATTTCAGCTAAGTCTTTCATATATTTTTGTGCTAACATGATAGCAAGTTTTTTATCACGATTATATTCTGGTTCGCTTTTTTGACCAAAACTTTCACCTTCGCTGCTTACCAGGTCACCCATAAGACTTGCGAAGTTAGCAATGTCATCACCATCTTTTGCCATCATACGATTGGCAATGTCGCCTAACACTGCGGTTAGCAGTGCAGTAGTATTGGTATATTGGCGACTAACCATTAACTTATCGAGACCTGGATCACTCTTAAGAACAAGTTTAAAATTAGGGTCTAAAATTTTCTTTTCAACATCACCAGCAGCTTCTTGCACGATAAACACACCTTCTTTAAGTTTCTTATAAGCACCAGCAGCACTTGCTAGGTAATTGTCTAAGTTTTCATTGTAAGTTTGTTGGGTGAACCAACCTTTTACTTCTGTAACATCTTCATTATTTTCGCCCAATAGAGTGCTTAATGCTTCCAAACTTTCACTAAATGAACGACTATTATGCGTAAGACGAGTTACATGACGCTTAATACTTTCTTTCATTTGTTGTGCAGCAGTAATAACATCACCTGCTTCTGCACTTTCAAATGTACGATTGCGAGTTACACTAGTGAAACGACTTAAATTTTTCATTTCGCTAATTGCACGTGAAATAATTTGACCATGTGAATCATAAGGATTTCCACCACGTGATACATGATTAGCCATTGCCTTGGCACCACCAACGCTCTTAAATGGTAGTAAAAACTTCTCACCATTTTCATTTACCAAGTAAATTCGATCCACTTTAAGCAAACGATTATTTGGGTTTTCTAGCATCTTTTCGTTATGAACAACATTGATACGAACATTGTTTAACGTTCCTTCGCTAAACTTACCACGACGTTGCCATAATACACGGCTTTCTTCTAATGATTCTTTCATTTTTTTCTTCTCTGGGTTTAATTTAATCATGTATTCATAGTCTCTACGACTTAGTGTATCTTTTGTAATATCACGAACATCAAAATTTAACATGTGTGATTTTGCCATTCGACGCAATTCACGTAAAAATTGATACCAATAATTTTTATCTTCTGGTAACATGCGTTCTGTGATAGCAGTATCAAAGAATACTTTAAGACTATTGCCATCAATTAAACTGCAGCTAATATCGCCATAATTACGATTACTGTCTTTATCAGTATATGGAAAATTAAAAAATCTTCCTTTTGCAGGATCAATAGTAGGCTTACCGTCTTCATCACCAAGTTTTATCTTGGGAAAACGATTTCTTAATTTAAAAAATAGGTCTTCGGCTGCTTGATTGATATCACTCATAGGATTATTTATGCCTCATAACATAACAAACGGCATTGGTGGAATGATGTCTGCTGCATCCATTGCTAAACCATCGCTAATTCTACTATCATATTGACGCAGATGTAAAATCATACGAACTGCAAGCAGTGTTGCCATAACAAGATCATCTGTCTCGCCAGTTTTACCACTATAACTTACGCCATGTGCCACAAATGTTTTAAGTTCGCTAATTAAACTCTTACTGCATAGTTTAATCTTGCCTGTTTCCATCCATAGTTTAAACTTAGAACATGCTGCAATCTTACTCTTTGGCGTGGTGTTAAATCCTTTACGAAATCTGCGTCCGCCACCACCAGGCTCACTTAAGAAACTGCCTGGTATATTCTCTTCGCCAATGTCAGCAACTGCATTAAGTGCGGCTTCACCAATACTATTGTTTTCTATACTATAATAGATATCACCAGCATTGCCCGTTGTTTCTTTAATATATTTGCATATTTCAGCCATAATTAGCACTTGCTTTTGAATAATAGTAAGATTATGTTGCCACTCTGCTACTTGTCGCATAGTAGTTGCATCATATACTTCAATAGCGGCAGGATCGCCACCTGTACCAAGACTTGGGTCAAGTGCTACAATATAAACATGATTGCGCTGTGGCTTTTCATACCAACGAACTTGACCTTGTTTTTCAATTGGTTCAACACCACTAAGATCAACAAGTACACCTGGTGCAATAAGCGTTTCATCATAGATAACAAACTCGCAATTATGCTCACGACGGAAACGATCAACACCAACGCTACTTATTTCACGTTCTGCCCAATCCTTATTACGTTCTGGATGACGGTCCCATGTTGCAAGGAATGGACTAAATCCGTTACGACCAAGTGGAGTTTCATTGCCGTGGGCATCAAATTTCTTATTGGCTTCTTTCCAAATATCAGCAAATTGGTCTTCATCGCTATTAGGAGTAGAAGTAATAATTGCCTTACCACCCGTTGATAGTGTAGGACTAATAGATGTCCAGAACTCTTTTGCAATAGTAGGACGAACAAACGCCAACTCGTCACAGTATAGGAGTGAAATACTCATACCACGACCTGTCGTTTCAGTGGTGGTTGAACTTACGATACGGCTACCATTGTCAAATCCAAGCGAACCCTTGTTATAATCAATTACACCAGCACGAATATGGTCTGGACAATTTTCATAACCAAATCTAATACGTTGCATGATATCTTGTGCGCCAGTATATTTGTTGCTTGCTACAAGAATAGTGCTATCTGGAACAAACATAGCATACCATAACAAGTAGCCCGCCGCTAGTGTGGATTTACCCATTTGGCGACCTAGCATGTTAATACTAAAACGATTATTATGATAGTTGTGTAGCAGTTCTTCTTGATAATCAAACGGACTAAGTTGTAATCTGCCTTTGGTAGGATGCTGAATATAAAAGAAATTTCTAATGAAATATTCTGGACCTGTCACAGGATCGGCGCACAAACTAAATTCAATTAGTTGCTGTTCGGTAATTTGCATACGTATATGCGGCTTACGTATAAGTTTATTTTCTACGGGTTTTGCCATGCAAATATTTATTGACATATTTTGTACATGTAGTATTATTAAATTGTCACATTATGGAAGTAAATACATTACATGTCGGACACTCTGATACTCAACGCAAACTATCAGCCGCTTAGTTGGTTACCGCTTAGCGTCATACCATGGCAGCAAAGCGTTAAACTACATTTTATGGATCGTATTAAGATTCTTGAATATTACGATGATTGGGAAATTCATAGTCCCTCAATGACTATGTTTGTGCCTGCGCTTGCCATAACCAAGGATTATCATAGTTTCAGTAAGGGCATTCGTTTCAGCCGTCAGAATCTATATATTCGTGACTTGTTTCAGTGTCAGTATTGTGCCGAGACCTTTGAACCACATGACCTTAACATTGACCATGTTATCCCTATTAGCAAGGGTGGCAAGACCAATTGGGAAAACTGTGCCACATCATGTAAGAAGTGTAACCACAACAAAGGCAATAAGTTGATTAAACCAATTCGTGAGCCATTTAGACCAGATTACTGGACACTAACTGCTCGTCGCAAACAGTTTAATTATAATATTAAGCATAAGAGTTGGTTAGATTACGTAGGTTAATTACGTGATGGACGCTTTGTTGGAACAAATTTAGCAACTGGACTGGTACGATTTACCGCAGGATTTTCATCCTTGTGTGTATAAGTACTAATGCTTTTTGGTGGCATTCCAGTTGCTTTACTTGCCGCCATCATTGTTTCTACACTACCTTCATCATACGGCATAACAATCATTTTATCGCCCAATGATGTTTGATCATCAAATGCATCTGGCTGTGGATCGGGCGCACGAGCCATCATAATACCATAACGATACATCTGATAGAAGTTATAACTAGCATCAGGAATTATATAAGCACCAGCCATAGAACGTGCTTCATAGTCTGCGTGTTCGCCACTACGACCTTGTTCGTGTTCTGCTTCTGTTTGTTCAAATATAAATTCGCTGGCTCTCATACTATTATTTACCTTTTGGGGGTTTCTCGTGAGTTAAGAATGGACGAGCAAACCATAACTTAAACCAATCTTTGGTGCCAGGTTGTATATTCTTACTGCGTTCTTTTTTATGAAGATGTGTGCCATGCTGACTTAGCGCATAGCCCAAACTTTTATCTTCAATTATCTCACTTGCTCGCATTGCGTTTAATCTGCTTACCGCTATTTTGTGGAACTGGACTTGCATGATTTACATAATCTGGTTCGCTACTTTCTTCTGGAGTTAGTTGTATCTTTGGAGTACCAAAATATGCTGCAGTAGCATTAAGAATTTCTTCTTCTGCTGGTGTATAACTAATTGTTACCATTTTAAGTCCAGTTGGACTTGCTTTATTCATTTTCTTATCTGGCATACCAGCTAATGCAACACCAAAACGATAAGCCATATATCCACTGCTATTATCTAATTCAGGATATACGTGAGCATTAGGAATAGTTGTAAGTGCTTGCTGTGACATGCCTTTGCTTCCACTATAATCTGCTGCTTCACTTACGAATTCATGCGCTCTCATTTTTTCTTCCTTGCGCCGCTATTATGTGGAACGGGGCTTGTTTTATTTGTAGAATGTGGCTCTACACCTTTTGTGTCTGAAATAACTTTTGATTTGAATCCTGTGCCACGAATTGCGCCTTTCAACATATCCATTTCTTGCTGAGTATAAGCGGCAGCAACAGGACTGTCTCTAAAGTGTTCGTGGTCATGATCTGCATCATGATGGGGATGACCAGCAACACGAGTCATAAAACGATAGTAATCATAGCCCATATCCATGTCAGGATAAACTACACTCATTGGCATAGTTGATGCATGTTCTGGATTAACTTTAGATTTGGCTTCGCTTATAAACTCGTTGGCTCTCATTGCATTAGCCTCGTGTTTTTACAGGAAGACTCCAGTATTGTGCAGTGTCACTCTTGGTGCTGCAATCTACTGTTTCTAAGAAAATTCTGTTACGGGTTGCATCAGTTTTTTTGAATACACATTCAAAAGTAACTCGTGCTTCCGTAGCACTTGGATTGCGTGCAATAACAGTGACTTCACTTTCAGGTAATTGATCTGTTTCAACTAAGCTGGCACTTGCATGACGCAACTTATAACCTTGTTCTTTCATTACTTCGTGATGCTTGTTGCTTTTTGCAATATTAGTAACAAATTCTTTAGTAATACCCGCAGCTTCCATAGGTGGCTGATGCAAGAATTTTCTATGAACTTTCTGACCATCTTTTTCAAAAGTAAGAACAAATTCAGCCATTTGCTGACGAGCGCCTTCACTTAACAGTTTATTACGATCTAGAAGATTCCAAGCAGGATTATCAAGATATACTGTTACATGAGTATCACTGTGTTCAACAACTGTTGCCAATACACTTGTAACACTGTTAAGTTCAATGTTTAAAACATCACCAGTTACTGGTGCCTTCATTGCTCTATCTACTTGTGCTACATAATCTAGAAAGTTCATTGTGATTCCTTAATCAAAACTTACTGCTACATGCGTTGGGTTATCTCCGCCAGCAACCTTTGGATAAGTTGCTTTTGGACGATTAACATCATTACCTTTTGGCACTGCTGCTGACATACCCTTAGTCATTTCATGTGGGCTATTAGTATAAGGACGCTCTGCAGCATCTTCAATTGTTTCTGGTCCGTCAATTCCACGTGGAATATCTTTATCCATAGCAAAGTCCATTTCCATGTCATCACCACCCATTGGTGCATTCATATCTGGAAGATTAGCACCAACACTTGGTAAGTTCATGTCATTGTCGCCACCCATAGGCGCACTAGGAACCATTGCATGGTCATGAGGAATTTCTGGCGTTCCCTGACCCATTGAAGGCGCACCAGGTACATCACCAGGCGCACCCGCCATATCAGGTGAATTTACGCCACTAACCATACCAGCAAGTTTAAGAATTTGTGCTAGGATAGCATCATCGCCACTGGTCTTGATTTCAATTCCTTCTTTAACAGGCTCAGTAAGTTGATTTAACTTAGTAAGGTTGCTGATAGCATGATTAACTTCGCCTGGATTACGTGATTCAATTTCACGTAGCTTTGAAAGAACATCAACCATATAAGAACCATTGCTGGTGTCTGGCATTGTAGTTGATTTTGCTTCTACAACTTTCTTCTCAGTTGGCGCAACAGTATTCAACTTTGAAACACTGGCAATTGCACGACCCAATTCTTCTGGACTGCGACTTTCGATTTCTTTTAACTTGTTTATTACATCAATCATTTGCATGGTTATCGTCCTGTTCTTCCACGTTCTGGGAGTTTGTTACGGTTTGTTCCAACAGGACTCGTATTGCTCTGCGGAAAATCATTTGAAGTCTTTCCTTTGGTTGGTTTTACAGCGAAAGGATATTCGATTGAACTTGAAGAAATAGCATTTGCAAGGTCTGCAAGTAGCTGTGGTGCTTTTTGTTCTGGATAATTTTTTTCAAGAATGGCACCACCGTCAGCTTCGGAAGCCATTGGGGCAGCTAAAATTTCTTGATTTGGTGTAAGAACCAAAATTCTGCTCAGGGATACTTGTGTTGCTTCATGAATTGCTGCTTGAATCTCAGCAGGAGTTGCTGGATACTGAACAACCATATCAATCATGTACAAGTCAGTTGCCTTAAGATGTAAAAATCCTGTGTGATCTTCACTCACTGGCAGATGTTTTGGTTCGCTAATAGCTTCAAGATTCCAACGTGCCAAAACCTTTTGCAAGCTTTCCATTTGTTCTTTAGATAGTTCGTGTGCAATCTTAGCACGGAAACCATACTTTTTTTCAGTTTCTGAAATATATTGTCTTAGGGTTTTCATTGCTAAACCTTTTTTATTAAGTATTTATTGCTTTCGGAAAGTTTTCAGCAATTCGTTACGATCAAATACTTGTGCCTCAATGCTAAGAGTATCATCGTTGCCGTTATCTTTATTCATATCATGTTGCATTTTCTGCATCTTAAGTAAGATTTCAGTTTGCTTAAGTTTCTTTTGAACTTTACCTAACTTTGCAGTGACAGCAGCAGTTAGCATTTTGGCACTCGCTTCAAAAATTGGAGCAGCAAAACGTGCTTCTACATTCATTCCAAGACTTTGTAGGTTTTCAAAACTTTCTACTGCTTGATCTGCTAAAGTGTCAAGGTCTTTATCAAGAGCATCTTCTGCAACTTGCGGCAAGCTACTTTCAATTTGGTGTGCATTTTCTAAAGCTTCAACTACTTCTTTACTTGGTGCGGGTGGTAGGTTAAAAAGATTTTCTAATTTGTCTGTCATACTATTAATTATCGTTTTTTCTTCTTAGTACCAGCAAACATGTCATGTTCAGTAATTACTCTGAATTGCAAACCTTGTCTGTTGCAAAATTCAGTTGCTGCTTTCCACTTAGCTTGATTAACAACTGCTTGTATTTGTGCTTTTTGACTACGACCAGCAGCTTCCATGCTTGTTTCTTTATGTGGTTTAATTTCTACTATTTCAGCTTTTTGATTGCCAAGTGCGTCTTCATAAACAATAAAAAAATCAGGAACATAACTTTTAGTTTTTCCAACCAATGGATTTATATACTGAATGCTTATGCTTTCACTTGCCCAATGTTTGATTGCAGGATTGTCATCTAAAAAATTCATAAACTTAAGTTCCCAACTTGAACGATAACGTATGCTGCCACGTCCCGCATATTTTTCTGGGTTTTTGGGTGTAAAAAATCCTTGACTAAATTTCATACTCATGGAAGTAGGTTGCGTATTACATTAGGATTAACCAAATTATTATTTTTATATCCTAATTTACTCGTAGCACCTTTTGCGCTGTTAAAAAAACTAATTAATAACTGCTTAACATTATTTGAATTTGGAGCAGATTGAAATTGCTGTATTACTGATAATGGGTTTAAGTTATTATTATGAGTTAGTGCAATAACACTTTGAGCAAGAGAATTTGCAGCATCTGCATTCTTTGTCAGTGTAAAAAAATAACCATAAACTTGTCCCCAAACATCAGGACTTGTTTGTATGGGCTGACTAAAATACCCATTAAAAAATGTTTGCGAACTGTTATATGTAGATGGCGTAGGTATGTTAGACATAAAAATATTTATGCTTGTGCATTATTACTAAATTTAATGTAATTTTCTGCAATGTTAGCAACATCAGTACCAGGCGCAATGTTAATTTGTGATATATGTGATGCTGCCAATGAAATCTCGCTATTACTGTAACCTTGTGATAACAGTGTTTGTTGCCATGTTTGACTATTATAGGTAGGATTAACTGGACTTATTGGGTTTGTGAAATCAATCTGACTAGGAACGCTGCTTGGTTGCCCATAATTGACAGTTCCAATACTATTAACTGAGGACGGATTATCAATGTATTGTTGAGCAAGTAATGTTTGCGCAGTAATAGTATTACTGAATCCATATTGGTTTAGCGTAGCTGTTGGAACAGTCGATATAAATTCGGAAGAACTATTGATTTGAGTTGTGTTATAACCTTGATTGAATAACGCAGATTCAAAAGTTCCATCAGGATATGGATTTATTGTTGATGCAAATGTATTGTTTGTATCTGGGTTTATATAACCGCTTGCAGCATCTGGATTTAAAAAAGGTTCAATATTAGGAGGATTTTGTGAAAAGGATGGACTGTTTATATCAGCTACTGGAAAAACAGCATTACCATTTTGTGTGCTATTATTATAATTTATACTAGCAAGTTCAAAATCAGTTAAACCCATATTGCTAGTAGGATAATATTGTGAAGCTTGATCTACAAAACCAAAACTACCTTGTTGTGATTGTCTAGTTTGTACAGGATTTAAGAAACCATCTGGTTGTAGAACAAGTTGTCCAGTATTAGGGTCTTGAAAATAACCACTATACTGTCCGCTTAAATCACTTAAATTAGTATCATACGCAGAACTATTATTAAATCCAGGAATACCTTGGGTATAACCATCCTCATATGTTACGCCATTATAACGTAATTGCATGGTTGCTTCCATGATTCCTTGAGTTTCAAAATAATCATGTTTATCATGACTAAAACTGGTAATAATAGGAGACATTAAAGTAATCTTATTTGTTTGCCCACCAAACATACTATAGATTTCAATGGCACTAAAAAATGGTGTTAGCGATCCGTTATCTAACCCCCAACTACTAAAGCGTCTTGATTGATAACGATCATCATAATTGTAATCGGTTAAACTATATTGACCATCTGCATAATAGTAGTTGTAGTAATTTTGCCATAGTTCGCGCAAACCATTGCTGTTATCATCATGAAAAACAATATTAACAGGTTCATATTTTATACGATCTTGAATATAAACATGGCGGTTATATTGATTCAAATCCTTTACATCAAATGTAAAACGAGGCAAATCAACATTCTTTACTAGATAACCAATTTCACTGGTGCTAATATATTGTGGAACATCACTTGCCAAGACAAAATTTACATAAAACAGATATTTGTACTTGGGACTTCTTGAAAAGTTGTTTGTACGAAATATCTGAGCAGCATGTGCATAATCATGCACCTGACCATTATTGGCAAGGCTGTTTAGTAAAGAACCTAGCAGCGAACTCATTTTATTAACCTTTAGCCAGTTATGCTAGCACCACGAGTTCTAGTTACAGCTTTACCTACACCACTACTTGTTGGAACTTGCAACGCATTATCATAACGAAGTGTTAAATTGATAGTCGCAGGATCATTACTTTGATAATCAAAGTTATTATAGTTAACTTCCTGAATAAAGCAACCATACAATTGCCAAGTTTCTAAAGTATTAGGAGTTGCTGTACCATTACCGCCATCTAGTGCTTCAAACTGTGTAATGAACTTATAATCAATACCACTTACTGCACTTGATTGTTCAGCAAAATCAAATTGCTTCTGAATCTGTTCGCCAACAAGCAAACGCACACTACCATTCGCATCATCACGCAATTCGCACGTTACAGTCTGCCACTCTGGTTTGCCTTGCAAATACATCTTACTATTATAAACATCAATAGTAATTGGATTGAAGTTCAAGTTTGGACGTGTAAAATTCATAACTTGTTTTGTAAGTTCAGTCGTAGGGCTAGTCACTCCAAAATTAAGGAATGTAACTCTAAAACGATATTTTAACAAAGGCATTAATAAGCCTTGGTTGCCTGCACTCTGATCACTATTAGTGGCCACGGGTGTTGTCATATTGAGTAATGATGCAACTGCCATCTGTATCTCCTATTAGAAGTATTTATAATAGATTGCCTAGTTTTATTTTAGCTGTATATTAAAAAAGCCGCTATTACTAGCGGCTTTTTTGTTTTTATTGTGGTTAGATATATTAACCTGTAGTATTTACTGTGCCAAGAGCAACGCTTGGTGTTGAGTTACTTAATCCACCCTGACCTGCACCAGTTCCAGCAATTGCGCCAGTATTCAAGATACGAACAGGGATATAGATGAACTCTACTGCCTTTGTTGGTTCAATTGCGATATCAATATGCAATTCATTGCGGTCAATAGTACTTGGAGTATTGTTTGTGGTATCGCAAACTACTAGGTAATCATGCAGACCACGCTGTGCTACGATATCATTTAACAATCCACTTACTGCTTGTGTTGCTTCATTACGAGTAATAGTGTCGTTTGGAGCAAACACAAGTGGCTTAGCAATGCGCTCTAGGTTATAACGTAGGTAGTTAATCAAACGTGCTACGTTAATACGGTCGAGAGCAGTTGCTGCTGCTTGACGAGTATGGTTACCATAATTCAGAATACCTTCTGTTGGGAACACTGCAACAGGATTAACATTGTTTGCATATAGAAGATCACGAAGACCTTGGTTAGTTCCGATAGAATAGAACTGACCCGTAGTACGATCAACATAACCAATCTTAAGAACATTGTCAATTTTACCACGAATACTACCTGCAGGTGCAAACCATGGCGCACTGGCCTGATCACTCTTTACAATCATGCGTAGAATTGCATGAGTAATTGGAACAACTACCTGTCCAACACCATCAAGCGCATTAGTATAAGCAGCACCTGGATAGAATACAGCAGTATATGGATCATTTGTTACTAATCCATCTTCACCATCTGATGCAACATTATTAGAATTAGTAATATAATTATTAACAGCAGTTGTATCACTAGTGAGACCCATTGGCGTATCAGCCAAGATAAATCCTGTTTGACGACGATCATTGTTTAATGCAGCTAAATTATCTGTTAGTTCTGGATAACCAGGGCAAACAAGAAGATTAAAGTTGTGTTGATCTTCACGAGCAGTAATGCTATTATCAACTGCTGCGCTAAGCGCACTCACAACAACGTTACGAACAGCCTTACGACCCATATAAGGTACGCCAAGAGCATTATTTCCACTATAACTCTGCCAAGTAGCAGCAACATTTGGAAGACTCTGTAAAGGATAGTTGGTGCTATTAAACTTGCTTGCAACATACTTCTTAACGTTGTGACTACTACGACGAGTATTGAAAAGAAGCATACCACGTGGATAAATTTGTGGGTTTGGAGCATCAAGATCAAGATAATCGCTTGTCAATAGGCTAAGAATAGTTGGCTTTGCGTCGATTGCAGGGTCTGCTGTACCAGCAGTATCCCAACGAGCATCCGCAAATAGAATACCATTTTCAGTTGTTCTATCACTGTTGTTAATTAACACCCATTGATCAGTTCCATTAAGACGCTGCCAACGATAAATTTGAGGGTAATTTTCTAGGTTTGCAGTTGAAACCCAAATATCACCATATGATAAAGCGGTACCATCAGTATGTTTAGTTGGAGCAGTAGTACTGATAATTGGTCCTAATGGATCAGTGTTAGCAAGATTATATCCACGACTATCACTAGTCACGTTCTTATAACCTTTCCAAGTAGTACCGTTATTAATCATGATATCAACTTCAAGAGGTGATTCATAATACCATAGCGAACCATCTGTAGGTGCAACCGTAGGTGCAACGCTTTGTTGGTATAGATTTTGTGCAGGTTGCCAGAATGATGCAATAAATGTTGTACCGTTATCGGCAGTATAGCTTCCTTGATCATAAGAAACATAAGCAGTTGTATTTGGAACAATTCCTGCACCACCGCTAGTTCCAGTTGAAGGAGCAGTAATTCCACTGAGTGGCGTACCGATAGTTTCACCAAATACTATATCTCCAGCATTTGTATGACCAAATTGAATATTGCCTGCACTCGTTAATGTGCAAGTTAGATATGGTATATTTGCAGCCAACACATCACTAACAAAACTTGCTGCAGTAGTGCCACTTAAATTAATAGTATAAGTGCTGCTGGGTGAACTGCTGCCAGGTACGCTTGTCTGAATCGTAAATTGATTAAAGACAAGAGTTGTTGTTCCAGTAACAGTAGCGTTTGCAGAAAGAGTAATACTTGTATTAGGAGTTACAGATGAAACTGTAGTGCCAGCGGGAATACCAACACCAGTTACTTGTTGTCCTTGAGTAATACCAGTAGTATTGGAAAGTGTAACAGTTGCTTGACCACTTGTAGTGCCAGCGCCGCTATAACTTCCAGTAAATGTTGGGTTAGAAAGCGAACCAGTAATTGCTAGAGGAGTTCCTGAACCTAACCATTGGTAAAGTTTAAATGTAGCAGTTGTTGTTGTTAAAACATCATACTTCACAAATAGTGTATTTGTTGCAATGCCTAACCCACCAAGAGTTGGATCGATTCCATAAGTTGCAACACGACGACCACTATAAACTGGTGCAGGAATTGAATCCCAATTATTAGTAGCACTGTTCCAACGATAAGTTGTAAAGTTTGTGCCGCTATTTACAGCAGTAGTTTTGATCCATACGCTACCACTTGGACGAGGAGTTGAATCTGTAGTTTTCCAAGTAGGAACTTGATAATGTGGGGCAAATGTAAATGATGCACCATAATAAGTGCCAGGAGCAATGTATAAACCACCAGTGGCAGAAAGAGTAGTTCCACTGCTGTTTGAAATAATAAGTTTGCCATCAGTTGTGGAACCATTACTCTTTGCAGCACTTGTAACAAAGAAATAGAAATAACCATTTACTACTGCCGCAGTAACACCAGTGATTGAAGCACCATTAACTTGTGCGGCTAATCCTGCTGCAGTTGTTCCACTTAATGTGACAGTTGTTCCATTGACTACGATACTATTACTACTTGTAAGTGCAGCAGCCTGAGAAGTACCAACAAGCGCAGGAGTCTTACTCTGCCAAGATGAACTTCCAAGTAAATTCCAACTATTATCATATGCTTTCTGATAAATTGGATTCTTAGTATCCGTTGCGACAACAGCATAACTACCAACTGTTCCAACACTTGTTAATGGCACACCGCTAGTAAGCTGTGATGTATTAGTGATAACTAATGGATTTTGAACATTGAATACTTGATTTACTGCATCCCATTGAAAAATACCCCAACTTACAGTTGCAGTATCAATCCACTGTGTGCCACCTGCAGGATTTCCATAAGGACGGCTACTGCTACCAACTAATGCATTTAAATCAACGTTAGCACGAAGAATATATGCTTGGTTTGTAATAGCAAGTGTGCTATGAGCAGCCATTAGCCCGTATTCTGCTAATTCACTACCAAATAATCTATTGCCACTCGCATCGCTTGGGAAGATTGGCAAGCCATAGTTAGATAGCAATTCTTTTTGACTTGATACTAACTGTAATGTGTTTGCAGTTGCTGCGGTTGTATAACTTGCAATACCGCCAGCAGTGCTATTTTTGTTCTGCGCAGTTGCAATTAGAATGAAAGGTACTGTGCCAGGTCCAGTTGGTGCGTAATTACTTTCGTCAATTACTGAAACTGATACGCCAGGAGATACTAAAGTTGCCATAGGGTCTATTCCTTTAAGGTGTTACTAATATTTAGCGGAATAGATTAAAAGAGGCTTTTATAAGCCATTAAGTATGTATATTATAGCAAACTTTTAACTTTTTCTTCCAATTCAGCAAGAGTGCCATCATTTTTAATAACGTGGTTCATATTTGCATTGACCCACGACCACTCACTTGGATGAATGTCATGCGGTTCTTCACCGTGTCTAAGAAGATTTACCATCCAATCAGGATAATCGCCACGCTGAACTGCCCATACTTCTCCACCAAGACGACGAATTAGGTTGATTTCATTTGGGAAACGTGTATCTGGAATAACAATATTATTATATTCAAATGGACTATTAACAACTTTTCTAAGTTTATTTTCTAAACTTGCAATCCAAATATCTTCATGGAAATTTTCACGGCAAACATCGGTTCCCCAAAATTGTAGAACCCAACGAGGCGTAAGCCAAGGCAAATTTAAACGTTCTGCCCACCAGTCATCACGTTGCTCACGCCATTCACGGCTTTCTGCTGTATCACCTTCAAGCAAATGACGAGGCCACCCAAATACAGCGGCAATCATATCCTTAAGACTGTCAGCAAAACTTACTTTTCCAAAACCATGTTCTTTAACAAGGATATCCGCAACGGTTCCTTTGCCACCACCGATAAGACCACATACACCAATTATCTTCATGGTTTTACTTTATCAAAGAATTATACGGATGTCAAATATTATCCGATAACAAACCACATTGGTGTTTCACCAGCAACATAATTTGTTAATTCTAATTCAAGAGCATCGATCTTGGCTTGCCCACGAGTTAATAGATCGCCTCCATTAAGGCTGCTGCCACCTTGAGGTCCAGGTAACGTGCTAAATTTTGAACGTGCCTCCCCAAGTATCATCATACAACGAGCAAGCGTATATTCTCGAATCCAAGGCAAACTATAGATATCAGTTAGCAGTGTAACATCAGGTTTAAAATTTTCAGTCCATAATAATATGGTTTCTGATTCTGCACGTGGTCGGCGCATAATAGTAATTTCTTTTGTAGTTTTATTAAATGTATAGTTAATATAACCACCGAACATTTTAGCAGCTTCTTTTAAGAACGCACTATAAAGATAGTAAGTTGATAAACCACCTACACGACCACTTTGGATCATATAGAAATTTACGAAACCTGCTTCAAATGGTTCATACTGAGAAGACGTTCCACTGTTAGCACCAATATTACGCTTATATACGTTACGAACACTTATAACTTCATTGGGCAAAGTATAGGTGTTTGTATCCATTTGTAAATTTAAAAAAGAATAACTTTCTTCAACAGAGTTACTACTACGCTGACGATAGCGTATCAATGATTGATTTAACGCAGTTTCATAATGAATTGGGTCAAGTTCAACATCAATGATGCCGTCACCAAGGCTATAACGCACATAATCAAATACAGTTGTTTTAAGTTCTTGTAAAGTCGCCATAAGAATATTTATATAAAGGTATGTGCCATTAAATATGTCAATGGATGATATCAACGAGTATAAACCAAATGCCAGTGAAGTTCCACTTGGGCTTGGCAAAGATTGGGCAATGGCAAAAACAATGGCTAACTATGCTCGTTCAACTCCACAGAAAAACATAACACCAGTTGTTATACACAATGCCACTCGCAATACAAAATTAACATTAGTTTTAATGCCTGAGTGGGGCGTATTTTTTCCACCCTATAATTTAAGTAGATTGAGCGCAGTAACTCGTGCCGCTGGTTATCACACATCAGTTTTGGATATTAACATCAAATCCTACCACAAATTAAAAAACAGTCTTGATACAGATTATTGGGATGCTAGTCGTGAATGGATGTGGATTGGTGATTGGTATAAAAATGAAATACATCCACACTTATTAGATTTGTATAATCAATATTTGCAAACAATAATTGAATCAAATCCGCATATAGTTGGTTTTAGCATGTACTATACCAATGAAGAATCTACAAATTGGATGGCGAGACAACTGAAAGCAGCATTGCCAAATTGTAAAATTATCTTAGGCGGACCACAAGTTCCTAGTATGCGAAATTATAGTATGGAATTCTATGATCATATCATAGAGGGTGAAGGCGAACAAGTTATATTAGACTTGCTCAATAAAATTGAAAACAATGAACCATTAACAGAACGTTTTTTAAAAAAAGATAGTAAATTGCGTCTTGATTTAGATAGTTTGCCATTTCCTGATTATAGCGACTATGATTTAAATGAATATACTACACCAGGCGGTATTAGTGCTGAAATTAGCCGTGGATGTATTGCGAAATGTGTATTTTGTACAGAGGTTCATTTTTGGAAATACCGTGGGCGAATGAGCGGCAGTTTGATAGATGAAGTAGAATATCAAAACAAACACTATGGCGGTCGTTATGTATGGTTCATTGATAGTCTTGTAAATGGTAACTTAAAAGAATTGCGTGGATTTTGTTTAGGCATAGCAGAACGCAAGATTGACATAAAGTGGCAAGGTTATGCTCGTTGCGATGGTCGTATGGATTTAGATTATTATCGTGATCTAAAAGCAAGTGGTTGTATGCAGTTGAGTTATGGAATTGAAAGTGGCAGTCAGAAAGTTCTTGATGCCATGAAAAAAGAAATTACACTTGATGAAATTGAAAGTAATTTAGAAAGTGGAAAAATTACTGATATT